TGCTGCATAGGCAGCATCACTTTCACTTAGATTCATTGTAAGATAGGCATTTCATATAAGGGTTTATCTGCTGGCATAGTTCTTGGTCTATTGACATATGCATCAACCAGTTTTTCAATAGATTTAGACATACTACGATATCCTGTGCCAACGTAAATTTGACCTGCCATGACTGCAATGGTGCAAGCACCCCAAAAGACGTAATACATGTTTGATTTCACTTGATGTTTTAATTTAGAAACTTTTTTCATTTAAAGGTACACTCCACCATAATTTCTGTTAGACATGCTAACATATTAATTTCCTGATCAGCAACAAATGCTACTTGGTACTGATATTTAGCCAGAATAAGAACGGCAGCAGGAATAGAATTAGCGACCAAGGTTTCATAGAAACTATCGTAAATACGACGGAAAAGCAGAGTAGTATCATTATCCAAGTTGGTACTAACCCATTTCCGAACTTCGGAAAAGTTTTTTTCTTTGAGATTTTTGGTGAGATCATTTATCGATACATCAGAAAAGGACGCTAATATACCAGAGTCTATTTCACCTCCGGCAGAATATCTTTGACATTCATTTAACACTCTCCTCCAATCAGGAAAATGTTTGTTGATAAGTTCAGCAACAACTTTCTTATCACTCCGAATATTTTCTTTATCTAAAATTTGAGTTAATCTTGAGAAGAATTGTGCTGCAATTGTTGGTTTATCTCTTTTGTGTATCGAGAAATCAACAACAGAACACCTAGAATGTAGTGGGTCGATAATCTTGTTTTTGTAGTTACACGTAAAGATAAACCTGCAGTTTTTGGAGAACTCCTCAATAGACGCTCTGAGAAGGAGTTGTACATCGGAAGTGGTATTGTCTGCTTCATCAATGATGATGACTTTATGTTTTGAGTCACTTGTAAGAGAGACTGTAGATGCGAAATTCTTTGCATTGTTTCTAACTGTGTCTAAAAATCTTCCTTCATCAGATCCATTAATAACATAATAATCTACACCTAATTCATGGCATAATGCTTTTGCTACTGTGGTCTTACCACAACCTGCAGGACCTGATAGTAAGAGATTAGGTATCTCTCCTTTCTTTAGAAACTGCAAAAAGGTATCCTTAATACCTTGTGGTAAAATACATTCTTCAATCTTCTTGGGTCTATATTTTTCAACCCATATAAAGTCACTCATTAATTATAACCAATGTGGTTTTCTAGATGGGTCACGCAGATAATTTGATGAGACCCATGGTTTAGACCTTATATAATACTTGTAAGCAGTGAAGATGTCAATGCTTGTATCATACTTAAACTGATCAGGTCCTGCAAATGCAAATGATTTTGGTCTATCCAAAGTAAATGGAATGAGATGACCTGCTTCTAATACAGCTTTCTCACAACTATGAACTTTACCATATCTATGAGTATACTCTTCACAAAGTGCCATTGCATGTGCAACTAACCACCATGCATTGATGTTAGATTCATTTGCCCAGACAGTGCAAGGATGCCCTCTAAATGCTCCTTTGTCTGTAAAGTATGGTGTACCATCTTTCTTATGTAATTTACCATAACCATGTCCCCATTTTTCAGAACAGACTATGGCAAGCATTTGACAAGATTCTAATGGCATCTTGACAATATGTTTATCAGGTAATGATTGTGCTGATACTGTTGGTGATGGATCAGTTACAAAAATGTTCATTCAGATGCCCTCCATTCTTTTCTCATTATAACATACTTTTCATCATATGCAGCCTTATCTCTTACTTTTTTGAAAACAGTTGCAGACTTGGACTTTTCACAGTGTAGTGCGGTTGGCGACTGCGGTGATATGGAACCATCTCTAGCGTACTTCTTTCCACTAGGATGATTTGCATACCTACGGGAGCGAGTAAATCCCATTTCAAGAAACTTCCTTGCCATATCCATTCCAATGAAATCCTGTTGCTTCTTATAGTTACAAAACATGGAGTAGATTTTATTAGCAGATTTGCGAGCAATATCTTCATTTACAAATCTCCAATGAGAGCATATATCGTTAGTATAAGGGCGAACCAATAACACTCCTTGTTCTCCCCTTCCAATGCGATAAAGTTTGCGGTTTTCCTCAATTGTAAAATCAATTGTCTTGTAATCAAGTTCATAATCAAATTCTTTCATAACCAATTAGATCTATCGCATCCCCATCTCTTAACTTCCATTGAGTGAAAACGGGTCTGCATATATTGTATCACAGATTTATAATCTGTATTTGGTTTGCAAGAGAATAAATCACATCTAGCAATATCATCCTCTGGCCAGGTGTGTATACTAATATGACTCTCTGCAAGTAGAGCATAACCAGTAACACCATAAGGTTGAAATTTGTGAGTATCAACCTTTAACACTTCCAATTTAGCAACCTTTGCTGCTTCTATCAAGGTATTCTTAATATATTCTTCATCATCTAATGGATGAGTTATAAGGCATTGTTTCAAATCAAATAATACGTGCTTCATAATTAAGCAAAACCTTTAGATTTTTTCTTTGGTTTATCAATAACATGGATAACTGTTCCTTCAAACCAAGGTGAACGACAATTATTCCACCAATATTCTTGAACCTCATCCCAAGATTCTACCACAAAAGATTTATTCTGACAAACTATCTTATAGTGATGACGATCATATGGTACATCACTTGTTTGTGAAAAATATCTGGGATCATTTTTTTCAATAAGATTAGTCATCGTGATCATCCCAAGGATCTGTCAAATTTTTGTTTGCAAAAAATCCTTTATAAAGACCATATGATGCTAACAAAATTGTGATCACTGCGATTGATATACCAAAAGTATAATCAGGATTAAATGTAAAATGTGGAATGAGTGTATCATTACATCTAGCAATCTTATCTGGATCGCTCCAAGTACCAGGTAAAGTGTATACTGGTGGACATGCTGAAAAAATCATAGGTTATAACCAATTGGGTTTTCTAGACGGATTGCGAATATAGTTATTTGCAACCCAAGGCTTTGATGCGATGTAACGCTTGTAGGCAGTGAAAATATCAATGCTTGTATCATACTTGAACTGATCAGGGCCTGCAAAAGCAAATGGAGTTGCTTCTTTATGACATAGTAATGTCTTTCCTGTTTTTTGTTCAAATACTTCTTCTGCTGCATTCATAGCAGTCTGACAAGAATGAATCTTGTTGTATCTATTCTCATACTCTTTAAGTAATGCAAATCCGTGTTGAATCAACCACGCAGTATTAGCAATACTCTGTGCTGCCCATATGGTGCAAGGATGTCCACGGAAAGCACCCTTCTGAGTATTGTAAGGTGTTCCGTCTTTCTTAGGTAATAAATCATCACCCCAAGCAAAATACCACTTGGAATAGACCACTGCCAGCATCTGGCATGTCTCAAGTGGCATCTTTACAATATGCTTATCGGGTAAGACTTCTGCTGACACAGTTGGGTCAGGATCGGTCACAAAAATGTTCATAATAAAAATAATAAAAAAGTAAGAAGTTGACCTTGTTAAAAACGGGAGAAGGCAACCCGCAACTTCCTACACATTTATTATAACACGAGATTTATTTTTTGCCAACAACTTCTGAAAAATAATCTGAACAAGAACAAACTAAGTTACGATCACCGTGAACATTATCAATTCTTGAAACTGCTGGCCAAAACTTTTTCTTTGGTTGATTGGGAAAACATGCTTCTTCTCTTGTGTATGGATAATCCCATTGACCACAAACTTCTGATTCAGTATGTGGAGAATTTTTAACTATCTCAGGAAGAGTAAAAATCTCTCTTCCTATCTTTTCCATAGCATCTGCAAATCTTTGTAACTCATCTAATGATTCTGATTCAGTTGGTTCAACCATCATTGTATTTAAAACTGGCCATGATAATGTAGGTGCATGAAATCCATAGTCCATCAATCTCTTTGCTATATCCTCTGCTGTTACTGGTAAATTACGACAATCAAATATACATTCATGAGCAATTCTTTCATTATTACCTTTATACAATACTTTAAAATATGGATCAATTTTATATGCTAACCAGTTTGCAGATAATAAAGAAACTTCACTTGCCTTTCTTAATCCATCACCACCCATCATACGAATATACATCCAACTAATTGGTAATATAGATGCACTTCCATATTCTGTTGCTGATACTCTTTGATTCATAAATGGTGTAAGATGTGCTGCGACTCCAATCGGTCCTACACCAGGACCTCCACCACCATGAGGAATACAGAATGTCTTATGTAAATTAAGATGACATATATCAGCACCATAATTACCAGGTTTTGCAAGTCCTACCTGTGCGTTCATATTTGCACCATCAAGATATACCTGCCCACCATTCTCATGAACAATTCTACAAATTTCTTTGATACTTGTTTCAAATACACCATGAGTTGATGGATATGTAATCATAATACAAGACAACTCAAATGTATTCATTATTGCCTTTACTGCTAAATCTTTTAAATCAATATTACCTTCATCATCACATTTTACAGGAACTATTTTCATACCTGCCATCACTGCTGATGCAGGATTTGTTCCGTGAGCACTTGTAGGAATCAAACAAACATTTCTCTTAAAATCACCACGACTCTGATGATATTTTTGAATAGCAAGAAGACCAGCATACTCACCCTGTGAACCCGCATTTGGTTGTAATGAAATGTCAGCAAATCCTGTTATATCACACAACCATTCCTTTAAATCAAATATAATTCTTTGATATCCAAGAGTTTGATCATCTGGAACAAACGGATGCATATTTGCAAACTCTGGCCAAGATACTGGCATTAATTCTGCTGCAGCATTTAACTTCATTGTACAACTACCAAGAGGCATCATACCATTGACCAAAGAAAAATCTTTCGATGCTAATTCGTGAATATACCTCATCATATTAGTTTCACTCTGATACTTATTAAATACTTCTTGTTGTAACCAAGGTTTCTTTCGAAGGGGAAAACTTAACCATTCATATCTTTTTACCATGTCACATATTTCAAAAGGAATATCCATATATTGAGAATGAACAATTAATAATATTTCTTCAATTGTTGTGAGTTCATCTAATGAAAGAATAGTCCAACCATCTTCATACCGAACATTAAAATCATCTATAGTATTTTTACCCTTAAATCTTACAGTGTCAAATCCTTCTGATTCATCAACTTCAATACCACACCACTTTAATGCTGTTACTAACAATTGCCTATATTTTAATACTCTGGTTGCTATTTTTTTCAGACCTTCCGCACCGTGGTAAGCAGCATAAAAACCTGCCATATTTGCAAGTAGTGCTTGGGCGGTGCATATATTGGATGTTGCTTTGTCTCTTCTTATGTGTTGTTCCCTTGTTTGCAATGCTAGCCGTAGTGCTTTATTACCTTGACTATCTACCGACTGCCCTACAATACGTCCAGGAATCTTACGTTTATATTTCTCACTTATTGCAAAGAATGATGCATGAGGTCCTCCAAAACCCATAGGTATACCAAACCTTTGCATACTACCAACTGCTATATCAAATCCCATCTCTCCTACAGGTTTCATTAACACCTGTGCCAGTGGGTCTACAATAGCAATCTTCATTACCTTAAAGACCTCACAACATGTTAATATACCATCTGGATGTCTTAGTTTACCATCATTATTAGGCATCTGAATTATAATTCCGAATGCTTCTTTATAATCACACAAATCCATAGACCTATCAAAGTCCATCAGTAGTATTTTTATCCCTAATGGTTTCGCTCTCGTGCGTAATACCTTTAAAGTCTGCGGAAATATCTTACTGTCAACCAAAAGCGTATTTTTTTTCGACGCATTGTATGCTAATATCATTGCCTCTGCTGCTGCAGTCGCTTCATCTAACAATGATGCATTAGTTATAGGTAATCCTGTTAATTCTGTGATTAAAGTTTGGTAATTAAACAGTGCTTCTAATCTTCCTTGAGATATTTCTGCCTGATATGGAGTATAAGATGTGTAATAAGCTGGATTCTCGAGAACGTTTCGCTGTATAACTGGCGGTGTGATTGTTCCATAGTAACCTTGACCTATTAAACTACGTTTAATTACATTTTTTTGTGCTATTCCTTTTAACTCACAGAGTGCTCGTGCCTCACTGCAAGATTCTGGTAAGTTATTGTCACCACGAAGTAGTATTGAATCGGGGACAACCTCTCTTACTAACTCATCTAATGATGAGAGACCCAAATCTTCTAGCATCTGAGTCTGTTGCTCCTTTGAAGGACCTACGTGTCTTCTGATAAAATCCATATACTATATTATAACATAAAAAAAGACACCCCGCAGGGTGTCTTGAAAAGAATATAAGCATCTCGCTTACATTAGGTTTGTTACCTTTACTCTTCTGTAGTAACGGTTTGCGTTAGATGTAAGAGCACCTTGACCTTGTGTAAGACCCTCAGCGAATGGGTTTGCAACCATTCCGTAACGAGTCTTAAAGCCAATTTTTGGTTGGAATGTATCCTGACCAACGGCTCTGACCATTTGTAGAGGCACGTAAGGACAATAGAATAGTCCTGCGTCGTATGCGCTACTACCTTTATATCCTGCAACATAGAAGTGATTGTCACTTACGTTTGCTGAATATGGGTCAACATAAACCTTGATTCTTCCGTTAAGAGTACCAGCAAGTGTGCTGCTATTGTCATCAGGAAGTAGGTTGCTGTTGCCTGCAAGAGCAGGAGTGTAATCAAGCACACCAGCCATTGATAGAGCACTAGCCACGTCTGCAGAGCAGATGAGGATGTTACCCTTTCCACGACGAGTTTCATGCCCGATAGCATTCATATCTCTTTCAATCTGGAATAATAGTCCCTTGAATTTCTCAACTGACCATCTACCATTTGAGTCAACGTCTAGGTCGAATGTACCAGCAGTTGCTGTGTTATTCTGTGCA